AAGTTATATTCATTTAAGAGTTCATCTAAGTTCACGCCAGAACTCCAATCCCGAATAACGATTTATTGTCTCTGGCAAGAACACGTCCTGCGGTCTCTTAGACACCTTCTGCACTTTGGGTCGAATCTTGTGTAGATTCCTAATTCCTGTAAGGGAGTTTTCTGATATGCCTGAAGGGTCTTCAATATTTTGGTATTCGTGCTTAAATTTCGGAATGGCCAAAAATTCATATATCTTATTAACCTCTTTCTCAGGGTCAGTTACAAAATCATCATATTCAACAAAGTGAAATAGATGACGAAACTCTGGATTCATTGCATGCTTCATATTATTTAAACATCTCATTATGTCATTACCAAACTTCATTAGCCAATCTGCTCTGCGGTCAGCCATTGGTTTATCTGGAAATGTTTCTAATAAAACTTCTTTATCCATTAAAGCATTTTGCTGTGATTCAGGATGAGCATTAATGATTGTGTCAAATGAAACTAATATATCAAGTATATCTCTTACTGGACATATTATTTTAATATTTTGATTTATATAACGATAAGCAACTTCTACGCCATTGGCTGATGTCCAATTAAGGTTCTTATCAATAATATAGTTAGCTTGTTTATCATAATAAAAGTTTTGTGGTATTGCGGCAATTGCATTAGATATTGCGTTGCCTCTGTCATAATCTTTATTTTCAAATGAATCAAATGTTTGTGTAGCATTAATCATCATTTGTAACATCGGACTTGCAGGCGAGACCCAAATATCTGGGTTTTGATTTAATATTGAACTTAATATCGTTGCGCCAGAACGTTGCATTCCAGCCAAAAAAAAGAATTCCTTCATTTATTTTCCTTCGTATTTATTTTATTGTTCTTCTAATCGAGCCAATCTTGCTGAAAGTTCTTTAATCGCATTAACTAATATTGGTATTAGTCTACCATAAGAAGCTTCAAGTTTATCAGGATTTGAACGATATGTTAATTGTAATGTCTCATGGTCTTCAACAATGTCTTCTAACTCAGCAAGGTCTTGCGCAAGGAAACCCATATCAGAAACATCAATTTTACCACCATCACGCATATTCCAATCAAACTTAACTGGAGAAAGTGAGTTAACAAATGCTAAACCATGATTTAATGGTTTAATATTCTTTTTATCACGAGCATCTGATAGTGAAGTAATTGTCGTTACTTGTGCGCGAATTCTAACAATTGAAGAGTTACCTAGTGTTATCTCATTAGATACTGTTGCGGTAGATGATGCTGCGTTATAACCAAGGATAATATTATTAGAACCAGTTGTTAAGTTATTAGTTCCGCTGTTTCCAGAGTTATAACCAATTGCTACGTTATTAGAACCACTAGAAATATTATAACCAGCGTTATAACCAAGTGTTGTATTTCCAGCGCCAGCTTGATTATCCCATGATGAATAAGCACCTATTGCAGTATTATAGTTTCCAGTGCTTCCATTAAAGTAATAAGTATTAGCCACATTCCATCTTGATAATGCGGCAAATCCAATTGCGGTATTACCATTACCAGTAGTTCCGTTATAATATGACCACACACCAACTGCTACGTTTTCATTACCATTTGTATTACAATAAGCTGCAACGCTACCAATAGCTAAGTTTCTATTTCCATTATTTAAAGCTAATGCATAACGGCCAAATGCCATGTTTCTTTCACCAGTTGTTGAATAAGCCAATGCATAATAACCAACAGCCATGTTTCTTTCGCCAGTTGTTAAAGAACGTAATGCTCCAGTACCAACAGCAAAGTTAGCTAAAACACCAGTTGTGCTTAAAACTGAATTTTGTAATGCATTATTACCAATAGCAAATTGTTGATTTGCAGTTAAAGCATTACTTAAAGCTCCACCACCAATTGCTATATTTCCTGAACCAGTAGTATTATTAGTTAAAGCAGCGTTACCAATTGCTATGTTACTAAATCCTTGATTATAAAATAATGCAGCGTTGCCAAGTGCTACGTTATTTTCACCAGCTGTAGAGTTTTGCATTGCCTGTCCACCAATAGCAGTGTTATAGCTTGTTGCTGTAGCTTGAGATAATGCAGAGTTGCCAAGTGCTACGTTATAATTTCCAGTAGTAAAACTTCCTCCTGCGGCAGTACCAAAAAGTAAGTTGCTATTTCCAGTTGTAATTAATGCCCCAGAATTAAAACCAACTGTTGTATTACTTTGACCAGTAGTAACAGCAGATAGTGAATTAGCTCCAACAGCAGTGTTAAACTGTGCACCACTTGGACCAGTAGCACCTGCGTATTGACCACCAGCATTAACACCAAGTGCAGTGCTGTTATTTGGGTTACCATTAGTGTATAAATTATTAGCTGCTGGGCCTGTTGGTCCCGTGGGTCCTGTTGGTCCACCTGATGGACCAGTGGGTCCAGTCGGACCAGTCACAGTTGACGCTGCGCCTGTGGCCCCCGTAGGTCCCAATGGTCCAGTCGCGCCAGTCGGACCAGTCACAGTTGACGCTGCACCAGTTGGCCCTTGAGGACCAGTTGGCCCTTGAGGACCAGTTGGTCCTTGAGGACCAGTCGGACCCGTTACAGTTGAAGCTGCTCCAGTTGCGCCCGTTGGTCCCGTTGGGCCAGTCGGTCCTACTACAGTTGTTGTGTTTAAGTTCCAAGCACCAATGCTTGATGACCATGTCCAGGTAAAATCACCAGAACTAAATTGCTGACCATCTACTGGTGAGGATGGGAAATCTATCGCTGCCATTTAATTCTCCTTACGCCGACAAGTCGCCAACGAGTACGTATGTATTTGATGCTGTGCATATCAACGATGCCGATGAATACTGAGCACGTAGTTTTAGTCCTGGTGTTCCATTAATAGTAACGCCAGAAGCTACAACTGTAGTTTGTCCTGCGCCCAATTGTAGAATATCTATTCTTTGACCAGCTGACAATGCAGTTGTAGTATTAACTGTAAAGTTATTTGCACTACCTACAGTCATAGTAACTAGTTTTCCAGCGTCACCTGACACTGCAGTATAACTTGCTGTTTGAGCATTAATTGTTTGCGCGGCTGCATATGTTCCTGTTGGTCCCGTGGGTCCAGTCGCACCTGTGGCTCCCGTCGGACCCGTTACGGTTGACGCTGCACCTGTCGCACCAGTGGCTCCTGTCGCACCAGTGGCACCAGTCGCACCCGTGGCACCAGTAGGACCGATTGGTCCAATTTGTGTATGCATAACTTGAGTTGCAGTAAATATAATTGAAGGAATTGCAGGAGCAGGAGCTGCTGCAGCATTATACTCAAGACGAATATTTGTGTTAGTTGTCTGCCAGTATAATTCAATATAATCACTAGCAGCAACTTCCAATACTAAGTTTACAGTCATGAGTGCATGACCGTCTACTCCACCATGTCGTTCAACAACGCTTATCTTAGTGTCACTGTCTGGAATATTTGTTCCATTTTTGCTAAACCAAATGTTTGCATCTGCAATTTGATTATGCGAGCTTGCGAACTGAGCTGAGAATATTAATGAATACACTCCAGCATAAGTAAAGTTAATTCTACTGCTGTTTGAAAGAGTAACACCATTACCTGCAGCATCGTAATTATTATAAGTAATTGCATAAGCTGTTCCAGTTGCGCCAGCCGTTTGGTCTTGCGTCGACCAGAATGAACCCCAGTAACCTAGTGAACCACCAGCACCTGTTGGTCCCGCAGGTCCAGTATAACCCGTGGGGCCAGTGTAGCCAGTCGGACCTGTGTATCCCGTTGGACCCGTCACAGTAGAAGCTGGACCAGTTGGTCCCGTGGAACCAGTAGGTCCTTGGTTAGCATTACCAAACTCAACCCATTGTGATGAAGTGCCATCGTTATAATAAACATAACTACGACCGTTATTATTGTTGTACCAAACTTCTCCATCAACTGGTGGAGTTGGTGAAGTCGGACCAGTTACTTGAAACTGTCCATCATCTCCTGTTGGGCCCGTGTATCCTGTCGGTCCTGTGTAACCCGTTGGTCCTGTGGGTCCTGTGTAGCCCGTCGGGCCTGTGGCTCCCGTTGCTCCTTGTGGTCCTGTCGGTCCAGTGTAACCTGTCGGGCCCGTTACAGTAGATGCAGGGCCTGTAGAACCCGTGGCACCTGTCGCGCCAGTTGGCCCTACTGGTCCTGTAGGACCTTGACTACCAGTGGCACCCGTTGGTCCCGTTGTAACCCATGCTAAGTTATTCCAGTTAGTAGTACCATCACCAATTTTAAACCCAGGAGCACCGCCTGTAGCAGTTGCAGGACCAGTAGCAGGTATGACTTGTGGTGGGCCAGCATCTTCACAGATACCAATCTCACCATTCATTAAGATTGGATTATAATTGTACCAGTTAGCTTCAGTGTCTCTGCGTAATTGTACTAAAACAGCCATGGGTTAGTAACCTCTTCTTTGGGTAAAGTCTCTTCTTTGGTCGAGCACCCAATTAGCAGTGCCGGCTTGTCCCTCATTAGCATCGAAGTGATAGATTGGTGTGGTGATATTTGCCCCATTGTTTCCAAAGGATGGATTGATAAGGTAGTGAAACATAATTGTTGCTGATGCGCCGCCATCAACGATTCTTTCATCTTGGTGGTCAACAAGCAATTGGTCTTGCTGATTCTGCAACTCTCGTTTTAACGTATTCATCATACGGGAAATCAGTACGTTGTTGTTCCCTTGGATAACATCATTACCCGGGGCAGTCCAGACAGCTCTAATTGGAATCACCAACTTTTTCAATTGACATAGTAGGAAGTACGCTTACCTTCTTAGTTTGGTTCTGGCTAATCTCAAGTATAGCTGCTTGAAGTTCGGCATCAGACAATTCTTTAACCGAAGTTTCAGTTTTAATATTAAGAGTCTGTGATTGCTGGATGTAACCTGTAGCCTTTAAATACAACTCGGCACTCTTGGTGTCACCCGAGATTCCTTTAATATAGATGGCATCAAGAAGCTTTTGAGTTCGCTCAGGAGATTGACTCATACCTTCTACGCCAAGTTTCCAACGCTCTATAAACTGTTTTTTCTTTTCCCATGTGCCCAATGTGTTAATATGGACTTCATGTTCTTCAGCCCAAGCTTTCTTGGTGCCAGGGGTTCTAGAGTCTTCAGGGGTCAGCAGCCAAGCAAGGTACGCCTCTTGTTCTTGTGAGAGGAATAATGATTCTGTTCTAGCCACGTGGAGAAACCCTTCTGATAAAATGTATCTTCCTATTATACATAAAATTTTTTACATAAGATTGTTACTTTCGGAAAATTAGTGTATACTAATAGAGCACTGGTAAACAAAGCGCTAGTAAGGAACCTCGGTTCTGTGCTACTAGTCATATAGCTTTACCTTTTAGGTCCGTCAGATGGGGTCGGCCGTCGCATTTTTTAAATCAT